AGGGTTTGTTTTTTTCTCGCCCATGATTTTCTCCTAGTGTGCCATCAAGATCAGGTGATGGCTTCCTGCTTAAACTGATGCTGAACGAATTGCTGTTAGATCTTGGTTTGTCCAGAAGTCTTTAGCCAACATAATAACCAAGTGCGCTTTGTTACGAGCAACAGTGTCAGCCCAGTCTTCGTCAGACATACCTTCTGGTTGACCTGCGTTAATCAGGTTGACTGAATCCATGCAAGCGCTATAGTGCTTGGCAATTTCTTCTGCGGATGGAGCTTGAACTTCAATAGTCATTTTAGTTTCCTTTCAGTGCGGCAATCTCTGCCTTGAGTTGATCAATCATATCTGCCATCTCTTTGATGGCGTTTGCAAATACAGGTATCATGTGTGAGTCTGTAACTCTGAGTTTTTCTGGCGTTTCAGTGTCCACAATAACTGGGGAATCACCCTCTTCAACCAAAATATCTTGTGCGCCAAAACCGTATTTCACAGCGCCATGAGGCGTGTTGTTATCACGAGATTCTTTGAATTGGTATTTAATTGGCTTGAGTTTTCGAACAAAGTCCAAACCTAGCGGAACGTCACCAAGAACAATCTTGTCACGCAAGTCAGAAACAACAGTCCATGCAACTTGAATGTAAGCATTTGTAACTGATGTAGAGCCTACACCTATGCGGTTGCTTTCTGTTGTAAGCGCAAAAACAGGAGCATAGCTGCTAGCCGTATTACTACCAATAATAATATTGCCTGAACCAGTTGTTGCGTAATAGCCCGCATTTAAACCAACAAATGTGTTGGCAACACCAGTTGACAATGTGTAACCAGCATCTTCCCCCAGAAAGACATTGTATGTCCCTGTTGTTAAGCTATATCCTGCACGATTACCTACTGCGGTATTGTCGGCAGCGGTTGTAGAACTATATAACGACCTACTGCCTAAAGCAGTGTTGCCAGATGCTGTTGTATTGGTTGCAAGCGCCATATCGCCAACAGCCGTGTTGACCGCACCAGATGTGTTTGCCTTTAAAGCGCCAACACCAATCGCAATATTTTGGTAGCCAGTTGTGTTTGCGTACAGAGCTGGCAATGTACTGCCGTCAAACGTACCAATACCAACGTTTCTGTAGCCTGAAGTAACGCTGTTAAGAACAGAATCGCCAATAGCAATGTTAGCGCCATTCGTATTTGTGCCGCCCAAAGCAGAATTACCAATTGCTATGTTGTAGTTGCTTGTGGTATTGCTAAACATTGCAGCATTGCCAATAGCAACATTTCGTACGCCAGTCGTGTTGCTATACCCAGCCTGATAACCAGCCGCAGTGTTGTTTGATGCTGTGGTGTTGGCAGTAAGTGCGCCAGAACCAATAGCAGTGTTTGCTGAACCAGTTGTGTTATTTGCTAAAGCGTTGTATCCAATAGCCGCATGACCGCCACCTGTCGTATTGGTGTACAAAGAATTTGCACCCATTGATACGTTGGTTGCACCTGTAGTATTTGAATACGCAGATTGATAGCCAACAGCAACGTTGTTAGACGCTGTGGTGTTGTACAACAAAGACTGATAACCCAAAGCTAAGTTGTTGGAGCCAGTGGTATTAGTTTCTAAAGCACTGTGACCCATAGCAACGTTGTAGTTGCCAGTTGTATTGGAATACAAAGGGCTAAAACCAAATGCACAATTTCTTTCACCTGTTGTATTGAGATACAACGCTTTATAACCAAAAGCATAGTTATATGAGGCGGTGGTATTTGCATTAAGTGCCTGATAGCCAACAGCCACGTTATCAATACCTGTGGTGTTGGCTGAAAGTGCGTCTTGACCAATTGCCACATTAGCTGCACCAGTTGTGTTGGCATACATAGTTCCATAACCAACAACCGTGTTTCCACTTGCAGTAGTATTTGCTTGCAACGCACGAGCGCCAATGGCTGTGTTGTATGAGCCTGTTGTGTTTGCGCCCATAGTGCCATTTGCACCGCCGTACAGCGCCGCACCAACAGCAACGTTAAAACTACCTGTAGTATTTGCATACATAGACCCAACACCAATTGCCGTGTTATTGGAGGCAGTGTTGTTATACAGTGCATCTGAACCAATAGCAGTAACACCACCGCCCGTTTGATTGCTGTACCCAGCACGTTTACCAAAGAATGCGTTGTCTGCGCCAGTTGTATTGCTATACCCAGATTGATAACCAACAGCAGCATTGCCATTTGCTGTAGTGTTTGAAGCAAGAGCAGAGCCACCAACAGCCGTGTTGTTTGCTCCACTTGTGTTTGCCAACAAGGAAGAACGACCAAAAGCAGAATTCAATACGCCACTTGTGTTAGCAGTTAAAGCGGCACGACCAACGGCTGTGTTCTGTGTGCCATCTGTATTCGCAATCAGTGCTTGGTATCCAACGCCCGTATTAGAAGCGCCAGTTGTATTCGCTGCCAGAGCGCTAGCACCTACCGCAGTATTGGTTCCAACAGAACTTGCGCCAAGACCAACTGTAAGGTTGTTAATAGTGCTAGTAGTAGTTACTGTGGTAAATGCACCAGAGTCTGGAGTGCTTGAGCCAATGGCAGTACCATCAATCGTGCTAGATGTGCCAGTAACAACCAGTGTTCCTGCTACTGATAAAGTTTTACCAGAACCAACATTCAAACCAACGCTAGTACCAGTACCATCGCCTTTAAATACAGCGTCTACTGTATCTAAGTCAGTATTAATCTTAGTACCCCATGTGTCGGTAGAAGCACCAACTTCTGGTTTTGTTAGTCCTAAGTACGTTGTGGTTGTATCAGCCATTTTTCACCTCATGCGGCAATTTGCCAAGATTCACTATTATCTGCTACTGCAGTCCAAGATTTACTTGAATCATCAATTGCAGTCCATGTTTCAGATCCGTCTGTAATTGCAGTCCAGGTTTCACCTGTATCGCTAATTGCATTCCAAGTCTCAGATACATCATTCTCAGGCAACCATTTTAAGTTACCAGAAACACTAATGCTAGATGTGCAAGAAATACTTACAGAACCATTTTGTCTTCTTTGTCCATTGACAACCAGACTGCTAAAAGCAACCAGTGGTAATTGTGCATTAGCAACTACCTGAGAGCCAATCGTAATAACTGAAGCATCAGCCACAGTCATAGCAGCAAACGCAACCCTGACTCCGTTAACTACTAATGTACTGTTATCAGTAGTTGAGAAGGCTCCAATTGCAACCCTCTTAGCGGCAACAGCCATACTGCTTGCGCTAGAAATAGTTGCAGCACCAATGCCAACCCTGATTGCAGAAGCAGACATGGAGCTAGAGCTACTTATAGCTTCAGCCCCAATAGCTACTCGTCTTGCAGAAACGCTTACAGAACTAGTTGCACTAATTGCAAAACTAGCATTTTTAACAGTATTGGCAGTTATTGATACTGTGCTTGTATCAGATATAGCCAAAACCCCAAAACAATAGCGGGTAGCCGCTACTGTCATGGCACTGGTATCACTGATGGAGGCTGCCCCAAGGCTTACGCCATAGGAGTAGTTCCCTCCACCATAATAGCCAGAACCATAGGCTGCCATGTTAAGTCAATGTGATAGTCAAGCTAGTAGCAGGAATACGGAAGACATCGCCATCATTGATAACTCGTGATGTGGTCAATGGAGCCCATGCAAGCATATTTCCACCAGTACTAGCATCAAAGATAGCCGCCCAACCCACTGTTCCCCAGTTACCACCAGAAGCGGCAGCAAACTCAATTGCGGCAGCATTACTGAAAGTGGTTGATGTCCCAGATCCTGAAATAGTTCCTGTTGCTACACGAGCGTAAGCATTACCAGTAACTTCAGTCCCGCCACCTGTATCGCTAGGTGCAGCAGTAAACAAACCAACATACCAAGCAGTTGGACGAGTCGCAGAACTACCTGTAAACAACCAGGTAAGTACTAGATTTTCGGTGTAATCGCTAAAAGATGACATTTTTTATCCCAAAGAACGGGCTCGAACAACAGGAGTTGAAGAAACAGATGCCCTTTGATCTGCAACCTCAATGTCGCTTAATGTGTTTGCGTACAGTTGACTCCATGTACCTAGACGCTCATCGTCTTTTAAGTATGGAGTTGCCTCTAATAAAGCACCATACAAGTACAAGTCTGGGGCGTATGCCAATAGCCAGTTGCTTGTGTTTGAATCACTCAGCGCAGTAATCTTAGCATAATATGTTAGTTCACCAGTGTATGTTGTATCTGGCGATGGAATTACTTCAATCTGAGTACCAGTTATCGTGTAATAACCTGGTTTTCCAGAAGCAATGTACGAATTAGCCTTCAACTCATCACCATATGCTTCAGTTACAAACTGCAGTCTTACAATGGGATTCGTGTTTAACTGAAACTCTTTGGCTTGTAACCAATCTGCAGGGTAGGCAAAGAACTGAGTATCAATACTAGCAGTAGCCCGTTTAACCATTTGGCGAGTACGCAACTTACGATTAAATTTGGCTTCTGCCAGAGTGATAAAGCTCGGGATAATAGAAGTCAGATCATCCCTGTTAAGATAATCTGCTATTGTTGTCTTTAGCCCTGCAAAGGTGTCAAGTGCCATTTTCTACGTCCCTACACATTAGTGTATGCTCATGTTTGAACTCAAAAGAACCAATATGATGAACTTCTTTTGAAAGATCTTGGTCAATATATGTTTTAGTGCCATTTTCAGCGGCTCTGCGACAAAACCAGACATCTTCGCCCATATAGTCTTGTGCATTTGGAACCCAAGGGATAGCAAACCAAGGATATTCCATTGATTTGTAGACTTCGGCTTTTACGAGCATTACACCCATGCCACAGTAATCTACATCAACCAATCCAGTTGAATGGTCTTCAGTATATACCCTCTGAATACTTTTTGCATCCTCATTTTCGGTATTTTTTCGTACAGCAATTGGCTCTGTAGGAAATCTACGTTTGGCATAATTTGCACAAACAATACCAATATCATGCTTCAAAAGACGAACGATCGTGTCTTTTGGGAATCTCATATCACTATCTAGCCACAATGTGTGTGAACATCCTGCCTCAATAGCAGATTTGGCTAGATCCTGACGCTGTGCTGACAACAAAGTGCCAGAACTAGTGTACAGAACTACTTTATGAGGTGTAGTGCCTACTGTATACCCTACTAGTCTAGCAAGGTCATAAGAAAATCCAGAATTAACAAAGTCCCGTGTTGGAATCAAAATTCCAATGGTCTTACTATCCATTAAACTTCTCCAGGTCTTGTGCGAAATGCACGATTATCAGGATCGTTGAGCCAACGCTTCATATAAGCTTGGTCATCAAGTTTTCCTTCGGCTTTCATTTGATAGTACAAAGCCATTGGAATTGAAGCAACATGATGCATATCGCCTTTCCAACTTGCTCGTTCATCAAAAGAATTAAATCTTTCTTTATTGTCTGCTACTACTTGTGTAGCATCAATGATGGTCTCAATAGTTGCTTGATCTGTTTCAGCATCGTAATGCCAAAGCTTCTTAGTTCCCATTATGGGATCAAAATCAAATAATTTTGTAGTCATTCATAAAAAAAGGGCGGGTTATTAGCCCACCCTTTTATTCAATCAGATCAGCTCTGAATTGTGGAGTTCAAGTCATAGACAGCGCCATGAGCTTTCTCGTTCTTAACTTTCAAGCCCCACTCGACCAACAGCATACGCTTCTCAGCGTCACCAGTCTTAGCCAATTCCACTGTCTGGAAGGGGCGCAGATAGGCGATGCTTGCGTATTCTGTATCAAGTACGAACACATCACGCTCACGTTGGAAGCGGTTGGGGACAATGCTCACGTTGCCGAAATCGGAAACATAGATGTCTGCCGCTGCGATGATGGTAGAAGGCTTTGCACCAGTAGCGTTGAAACGCTGTGAAGCAATACCAGCCATCTTAGACAAGTTCTGCTTGTTAACAGGACCAGCCATAACCATAGATGGGTTGCCACCTTGGGTCCAGACCTTCTGGATAACGTCCTTCAACAATGCTTCGCTGAAAGAACGCAAGTCGCCAGCAGTAGCGTCTGTGCGGTCATCAGTTGGGATTGTTGTGTAAGAAGGATCGCCACCACCAGTGCCTTCGTTAGTGTTGGTCTTCAAGAAAGCCAACAAAGCGCCAGTCTTACGGGC